AACTCGATTGGGCTTAGCCTTGCAGATTCTGGTGTTGGTTCGGACGTCGTCAACTCGATTCGGCTTCCAATCTCGGATGTTGGTTCGGGAACTGAAACCTTGAGTTTACAGGCTGCTGTTTCAAGTAGTGACGTCGGAGCGGCCGTGGATTCTCCTGGAATGCAGGCAACTCTTGCAGTAACCGAATCAGGCTCAGGCACTGATACATTAAGCATGCAGGCGTCAATTTCAAGCAGTGACTCAGGTTCAGGAACAGATGCTTTAACGTTGCAGGCTTCGATTCCAGCAAGTGATTCCGGTACAGGTGCAGACTCTCCAGGAGTGCAGGCAACGATACCTGTCAATGATTCTGGAACAGGAATCGAATCCCTCGTCGTAGGCCTCTACATAACTGTGACTGATTCGGGCAGCGGCACTGAACTGCTTAGTTTGCAGGCGAATTTGTCCCCCTCGGATTCAGGCATAGGCTCAGAATCAGTGGCGTTGCAAGCTCAGATTTCCGCCTCGGATAGCGGAGTCGGCACTGAAACTGTATTAACAGGTTTCTACGTGACGGTGACCGATGCAGGTTCAGGAACCGAACTCATCAGTATTCAAGCCTCAATCCCGAAAGCAGATTCAGGTGTTGGAACCGAAACAATCGGGTTAACCGCGCAGATATATGCCTCGGATTCAGGTTCAGGCCTTGACACTGTAGTCACAGGCTTCTATGTCAGCGTAACAGATAGTGGCGTCGGCGTCGACGTCGTCACACAATTAAAAGCATCACTGGCCATCATTGAGTCAGGCAGTGGCGTTGACACTTACACGATTCAAACAAGCATTCCCGCCTCGGATACAGGGTTAGGAACAGAAGCAATCAATGTTCAAACCATAGTCACCCCTGTAAGAACGATGTATTTCACGTTGAAGGGAGAAAAAGCAAGTGAGACTTTGAAGGGAGAAAAAACTATTCTTGCATTGAAGGGTGAGAAAACAGCTGAGACTTTAGCAGGAGAGAAGGCTTCGGTTGCGTTGAAGGGCGGGAAAAATCAGGTTAATTTGAAGGGAGACGGAAAATAATGAGTCTGCAACAAATGGTTTATGGCGATTTGCTGCCGATTATCCAGGCTACTCTCCAAAACAGTGACGGCTCAGTCGTCAATTTGACTGGTGCCTCGGTTGTTTTCTTGTTGACTCAGGCAGGCCAAACACTCATCCAGAAACCCGCCGCAATCGTCAATGCAGCGCAAGGCACAGTTAGTTACACTTGGACGGCAGGAGACACGAATCAAGTAGGCCTCTGTCAAGCCAGTTTCCTCGTCACCTTCACCGGTGGATCCACTCAGACTTTTCCGTTAAGCGGCGACTTCTATATACTCTTCCTGGGAACGCCAAACGCCAATCAGACTGCTCAGCAAGGCTACATCAGCATGACCGACGTCATAGCAACGTTGAATCTCTCGTTTGATCCAGTGGCGGTTGCTTTCACAGTTTATGGGTTGAAGCTTACGCCGCAGAGCATACAGGCAGCCGTGGACTTCGCAAACAAATACGTCCAAACATTACTCTCGTCGTCGACTAAGACGGGCATAGCTGTTGCTTGGATGGCCGCGTTAGACATTGCATGCATCCGCATCCTCGTGATAAGCATGGGTGGCTCACTTGTCGGTGCCTATGACTACTTCCTCGGGGACCTACGCGTTGCACGATCAGGACCCTACAAAGAAGCGATCACCGCAACGTTGCAGGGCTTCAAAGACGACTTAGCCAGACATATGACAAACCTTTCCACGGTGGCCGTTGCGTTTACGCCTGATTTAGCAGGTGAAGTTGACACATCAGAGGGGCCGCTGCTGTCACCATGAGCAACCAAAACCAGTATACGCCAGGAACCATTGAAGAGTCTGGACCTTACGATTTCAGTGTTCCACAAAGCTGTGCCTCGGCGGGAACTGCACGCAGCATCTGGCAAGGAGACTACATCGCAGTTTATTGTCGCGGTCAACATTTACTGGTGACTTCTCAGGAGCTCCAGCAACTCTTGGATAATGGTGAGGACGTGGAAGTGAGGTCGCCAGGCACATGAGTACACCCGATAACGCCTCGGTTCTTTCAACTCTTCTGCAGACGAATTGGTCACTTGGCAATCCAGCAGCATCTGCTATTTTGTGGTCGTCGACGAGGGTTGATTCTGCACTTTTCCTGCAGTCTAACCAGAACTATGCAGTTGGCTGCTATAATCCGCCAAGCCCTACACAGGTGAATACGCTTAGCCGTGAAGTCTGGCAACAAATCGAACGCGTCATGATCGACATACTCGTAAAAGTTTCGGCATCCAGCACTCCAGTTGTCGCCACAGTTACCAGGGAAAGCATCAAACAAGCAATCTACACGATTCTGCATACTATGGAGTTGAAGACGCCAGGCATAGTTGACGTCTATGTTGAACGCGAAACAGGCAAAAATGAAGGACCAGACCTCGTCCGGGTTACGTTGCAAGTGGCCTGCGTAAACTTTCACGTGGTGCCAACATGAGTGTTCGCTGTACTGCGCAAGTTGATTTTCAAGGGACCCTAACGGACCTGCAGAGTCTCAGCTTCGGCCTCGGGGACCCAGTGAAAGACGCATTGTTTTCTGTTGGCAACAAAATTCTTGAAGATATGATGCGGTTTACTCCTGTGCGTACAGGGTTCTTATTGAGCACTGAGAGTATTGAAGAGCAGGGGTTTTGGTCGTTTGCGATTAATGCGCGTGCGTACTATGCTGCTTTTGTTGAGTTTGGGACGCGGCGTATGGCGGCAAGGTTGTTTATGACTCGAGCGTTTGAGTTGCACAGGGATGAGGTTTCCATGGAAGTTGGTTATGCCGTGGAAAACTATGCATTGAACCTGTTCAGGTGAGCCCTGTTTTGGATAAATGGGTTAACCTTCACATACGCAAGAAACTCCTCAATCTCCTTGTGCGCGTTCTAAACCGGCTTATTCCTGCTCGAGCGCCACAGTACCCTCAAACCAGGCTCCTCGAGGACGTCTACACGAGGCTGCTGCAGGCCTATAAGCTTGAAGCATTCTGCGGAAGATTCGACGACGTACCCTTTCAGAACCTGAAGATGCTTAAGGACAAGCATTTTCTTAATGTTCTGGAGCTCAGCCGGAAAATTCTTTTTTACTTGGGAGATACGGATCGTTATTATCGGCAGTGGCTCGGCCTCTTTCTTCTCGTTAGTCACGACGTCATAGATGGTCATGCAGCCGCGTTGACTCCTGAAGAGGCTTTGAAACAGATTAACGGTCAATGGGAATACTGCCTCAATCAAGACGTGCTGGAACTGTTGTTTCCAGAGCATAGAGATCTGGTGCAGGAAATGATTCTTTGCAACCACCTGCATAATCTTGTCACGGTCAACTCTAATAGAGGTGATAGAAAAACATGAGCACTCCCTTAGTAGGTCGCAACGGCGTTATCCAAATGAGCTCCGGCTCAGCAGTCACCATCGGCCTAGTGCAAGGATTCACGGACGAAATGACTGTTGACTTAATCAAAGAATTCCAATTAGGCAGTGACAAACCAGCAATCTTGGAAGATGGAAACAAACATTTCAAATTCAGCATCGACAAAATGTTCATTGACAAAACATATCAGCAATACGTGTACGGCGGCACAAACGTAGACATCATCATTGCCCCTGCAGGCACATCAACAGGCAAAGAAAAATGGACATATAAGACTTGCACGTTGACAGCTTGGAGCATGAAGGTCGATCAGAAAGGCATCGTAGCTGAGAAGGTTGCAGGAGAAGCCAGCGACGTCGTCATAACAACATTCTAGACTCTTCCTTCCTCTTATTTCTTGTAGAGGACTATTTTCCGAAATCATAAAGTTAATTGAGGTGATTGAAACGTCAGAAATTGATTGGGCAAAAGTCGACGAAATGAAAGAGGACCTGAACAAGATAGAAGAGGAAAAACTGAAACGCGTTCGCGTCTTCAATCCGAAACAGTTGGTTAAGCAAGCAAAACAAATCCGTGAACTCTACGACGAGGACCTCGGCTTAATCCGGTACAGTCTCTTGAGCTATAATCAGTTGCAGGATATCATTGAGGAATTTAAGGAAAACAAGGATCGGAGCATGCAGCTGCTTTTCCAAATGCTTGTGCCAGCTAACCCGGGATTGACTGTTGATGAGGTCAAAGCTATGCCGTATGAAGTGGTTGTGCGTTTGTTGACGAGGCTGCAGAAAGAGGGCGGTTTTTTTCCAGCGAAAGCCTCGGGGAATGGATCGACGTCGACAGAAGCGCCCAAACCATCGGGTACATAGCCCATGAATACGGCTACACGCTTGAGCAAATCGGGGAGTTGACGCCTTTTCAAATTCAGTTTCTTACAGAATGGCCTAAATGGTTCTATAAAGGGAAGACTTGAATAAAAAATGAGTTCAGAAGTTCAGATTACTCTCAGTGCGATAGATGAAGCCAGCAGTGTTATTGAGGGTGTCGGCTCTAACCTTTCAAGTACATTTTCAGATATTGAGGGGCAAACGCAAGAGTTAGCCAGCACCACAGACAGTGCAACCTCGCAGATCAGCAGCGATTATGATCAGGTTGGGGCTTCGGCTCAAAACATGGCAGACACCACTAACACAGCAAACATGAGTTGTTCAGATGCTGCAATGACAATGAATAGCACAGCAATGTCTGGCGCTGCACTCTTCATGAGTTTCGAAAACATACAGAGAAGTGAAGTTTCCCTCGACCGAGCTCACTTAATGGTTGAACGTAGCACTCTTGCACTACAGAAAGCGCAGGAAGCCTATAACGCGGCTGTTGCCAAGTACGGTCCTGACAGTCAGCAGGCCAAGGATGCAGCGGATAAACTTGCAATTGCGCAGGATGCCCTTACAGTTTCTCAGGAACGCTTAGGTCTTGCTCAACAAAACGTTACTAACTCAATGATTTCGGCTGCGTTAACAGTTATTCCGACTCTTGTCTCCGTCATCAATCTTGTTTCGAATGCGGAGAAGATTTGGGAAGGAATCCAATGGGCTCTTAACGCCGCAATGGATGCGAACCCTGTAACGTTAGTTGTCACTGCGATCGCTGCGCTCGTCGCAATCATAATCTTAGCTTGGAATACATGCCCCCCTTTCAGGAACGCGTTAATCGAGATCGGCCAAGTGCTCGGGGGAGCCTTGAAAGTTGCGATTGAAGCTATTACTGTAGGGCTTACGTGGTTCTGGAAAAATGTTATAGAACCCATTGCCAATTTTCTTGAAAGATATTTCATAGTACAGTTTGAAACGCTTTCCTCGGTTCTAACTTGGTTGTGGCAGAATATTCTGCAGCCATTAGGAACCTTCCTGATTACTGTTTT